CCTTTATCACCAAACTTTTTATTTCTTTTTTCTATTTGTTTTTTTAAATTTTTTTTAGATTGTTTAATATATTTATCGGAGGCTTTGTTTAAATCGTTAACAAATTCAGGAGCATCAGCATACCATATAGGGCATTTAAAATACTCCTCTAAGTTTAATTGTTTTGGAAATTCTTTTTTCATAGGTAATTAAAATTTATAAGCATTCTACGTTCTTTGTTTGTACAATTAGTTCCACCATGTAATGCATTAGCATTAAAAAAAACTATTCTATTTTCTTTTGACTCTACTTTCTTATCTTTAAAAAAAGTGTAACCGTTATTTGTGTTTATATAAAATATTGCACCTTTACAAGGAAAATCTTGATCTTTGTGTTCTTCACTTTTTATTAGTTTTTTAGAGGCTACGTTTAAATTACTTTTAATTCTTACCAAAGCTTTTGGTTTTATTTTATAAATTATAGGCAATATAGAATTAAATAAATTTGAATTAATATTATGTTTATTGTAAAATATATGTGTAAATTGAAAATTAAAAATATCAATTTTTTTTGTTTTATTTCCTGAATAATCAACAATCTTTTCATTAAAATACCAAGGAAAATCTTTTGAAAAAAACATATCTTTTATTTTTATAAATTCTTCTTTTTCTAAATAATTATCTATTACTTGAAAGGCCATCCTAGATTCCATATTACTAAACTATACCTCGATCCTTTTTTTACTGGACATACTCTGTGCCATACAAAACTAGGAAATACAACTAAAGATCCTTTTGGTAATATTTCGTTACATTTTCTTATGTTTGGTTTTTTATCAGGATCTAAATTCCTAAAATCAAACTCCAACTCACCGCCTTTATAATCTTTTGGGTCTGACAAACTAACTGTTACAGATAATTTTCTTATCTTACCATTAGCAGGATCTTCAGGGTTTTCTGGTCTAAAGTAAGGCTTATCCCAACTGTCACAATGCCAATCATAATACTGTCCTTTTTCATATTTTGTAAATTGACATGATTCACTAAAATCCCATTCAAAATTCCAACCAGCATTTGCATTTGCTCGGTGAACATAGGGTTGAATTTCTTTATAAATCCATCTATCGTTCATCCAAACAATATTAGAATCTCTTTTAGTTTTTAAATCTTTTATTTGTTTTTTGCTTAATTTTTTATTACCAAATCCACCAGTCACCGCCATCTGATCCGAAATAGATTTTCCATATTTAACTATATCATCACAAATCCTAGGGGGAACTACTGATTCAAACCACCAATAATAATTTGTTAAGTTCATATATCTTTATAAACTTAATATATCATTTTTTATGTTACTGTCAATGTTCCTGAAACGGTAAAAACTGCAACTTTATTACTACCTACAGACGTAACAGTGTTAGTACAAGGAGAAACAGAAACTGTTGCATCACTTGGTAATGAAACAGAAACTATACCAGAACCACCATTACCTGAATTTGTGGGTGGACCGTTATTACCACCACCACCGCCACCACCACCACCAGTATTGTTGTCAGCGTCACCCCCATTATTATTTAAAGAACCACCAGCTTTTCCAGTTCCACAAGGACTACCCGCTCCATTAGGCATACTTATGTAACCACCTCCACCGCCACCACCAGAGAAATTTGCTAAAGGAGAAACAGGCGTACATGCTAAAAAAGTATTTGGTGCCCCTGCTGCACCTGCACTTCCAGGACCAGGAGAAGTCGCTCCACCACCACCTGCTCCAGCTGTGGCTCCTGGTGAACCAGGACCACCTCCAGGATTTCCTTGTGGGGGACTAACAGAAGGATCATTACCAGTTCCTCCAGCATTATCTTGACCACCTCCACCTCCAGATCCTCCAGGACCTGCAGTTGAACTTGCACTTCCAAAACCACCTCCAGTTGAAGTTATTGAGTCAAAAACTGAGTCACCACCTTTTGAACCATTTATACCAGCATTTATTTTTACTCCTGCTCCACCAGCTCCGACTGTAACTGGAAAATCTGTTGATCCAAATAATGTTAATGTTAGAGCAGAGCCTTGTAACGGACTAGGTCCTCCGCTAGAAACTCGATAGCCTCCGCCACCTCCGCCACCACCACCGTGGTTACCACCGCCACCACCACCTGCTATTACAAAATAATTAGCAGTATAAGATACAGATGGTTTTGGCCATGTTCCTTCTTCTTTAGCTGCCATTTGACTTTGCAATGACCACACACCACTTGCTTTATTTAATTCTTTTACGACCACGATTCCTGATCCACCTGCTCCACCACCTCCAGGAGATCCTCCAGGTCCTCTTCCACCACCACCGCCACCGCCGGTGTTGGCTGTCCCTGCTTCTCCACAATTAGTTCTTGGTCCTGAGCTTCCTGCTCCTGTTCCACCACCGCCAGATCCAGCAGTACCACCAGTTCCTGAATTAGTTCCACCACCTCCACCTCCAGCGTAAGTTACACAAGATCCAGTTATATTTTTAGCTGTACCTGCACCACCTGCACCAGCATTACCTGGACTGCTAGCGGCACTTCCAGTACCAGTGTGTCCTCCACCACCTCCAGCTGCTGTAAAACTTACAGTTGGACCAAATCCAGGTCCTCCAGTATTACCTTGAGAAGGGCTAGTTGGGGGCGTATTACCAGTTCCTCCAGCCGAACAAGAAGTAGGAGCGGGTCCACCAGAACCTCCACCTCCTGATCCTCCTGATCCTCCAGGATTGTTTTGACTGTTTCCTCCTTTACCACCACCATCTGAGGTATATGTTGTACAATTAATTATTATATTTGAATCGACTCCATCTGCTGCAGCACTTGGAAAACCTGCAGCTCCACCAGCCCCTACTGTTGCAGGATAAGGTGTATTACCGTCCACTGATATTGATGAAAAACATCTTAAACCACCAGCTCCACCACCACCAGTTGCTCCTCCTCCACCACCAGCTATAACTAAAGTATCAACTACTCTAGTTCCAGGTTGTGTGGTAATTGTTCCTGTAGATGTTTTAGATGTAACGGTACATTTTCCAAAAGAACTTTTATTAGAAACTCCTATTACACCACCATTTAATGAGCCAGATTTGTTTCTTGGCATTGTGTCCTCCTACTCGGACACCCAAGCTGTGCCACTCCAATTATATTTGGTAGGTGTTTCCGATGTATCGTTTGATTTTATTGCTTCCCAACCTTTAGTGTTGTCAGAGTTATATTTATCTTCGTTCCATGAAATTACATAACCCCACTCAGGTTCTGCCTGACCATCATCAGTCACTGATGGATATGTTATTGGCGCTTGCCAATCGTCATTTGAATCTAATGACCAAGATGCAAAAGGTTGTTGTCCTAAAAATTTATCTTTCACAGGATCGTAAACCATTCCAATACCTGCATATTGTTTTCTAAAATTATTATTATAAGAAGTTTGTTTCCAAATTCCACCTTTAAAAAAATTAATACACCATGTTTCTCCATCAACATGCATATCTGATGGAACACAATCATTTCCAACCACTACAACTCTTTGTACAACTTGATGTGAATCTGACGTAAATCCAGTAGGATCTATCATTGCTTTTAATTCTGCGAAATGTGCCATATTTTTACTCCTTAAATTTTATATTTATAATTTAATTTTAACTTATAGTCAATGTCCCTGAAACTGTAAATGTTGCTATTTTATCTCCACCAGGGTGTGTTGCTGTTGCATTATCACCAGGACTCACTGAAAAATTAACAGCAGAAGGACCTCTTACTATTACTATACCAGATCCACCGTTAGCACCTGTTTGTCCATTACCTGCTCCTCCAGCGCCACCACCAGTGTTAGCTGTACCAGCTACAGGCTGACTATCAGGTGCAGGGCTTCCTCTACCACCAGCTCCACCTCCCCCAGCTCCACCTGGTCCAACAGGTCTTGATGGAGGTTGTCCATCACCAGCTCTTACAGCACCACCTCCGCCACCAGCAAAGGTTGTTACTGAAAAAGGTGTGCCACCACAATTTATTAAGTTTGGTGCTCCTGCTCCTCCAGCACCACCAGAACCAGATCCTGGATTTCCGTTTCCACCAGCAGCTGTTGCTCCACCACCTCCACCGCCAGCATCATCCGATGCAGCTCCTGGATTTCCGTCTCCACCATCATTACCTTGAGGAGGATCAACGGGAGGTGTATTACCTGATCCACCTCCTGCATTTGGAGCAAAACCACCAACTCCTCCACCACCAGATCCACCAGGTTTACCGGTTCCTGCTCCACCAGGGCCACCACTTCCTCCTCCACCACCAGTTGAAGTTATTGAATCGAATATTGAGTTATTACCACTACCAACACTCGGTCCAGATGATGGAGGTGCTCCTGCACCACCAGCCCCGACTGTAATTGTGAAAGGCCCTGGTTGTAAAAATAAAACATCTCCTTGTAATGGAGATGGACCATAACCAGAGGCTCTATACCCTCCAGCTCCACCGCCACCACCTTTTGGTGATCCACCGCCACCACCACCTGCTACCACTAAATAATCTATATTAAAACCTAACAATGGCCATGTACCCTCATTTACTGCATCTAATTGTTCGCTAAGACTCCAAACTCCTGAGGCCTTATTTAATTCTTTTACTATGACTATACCTGAGCCACCTGCACCACCACATCTATGCGCAACACCACAAGCCCGGGCTCCACCACCACCGCCACCACCAGTGTTTGTAGTACCAGCAGATCCATTAACTCCTTTACCACCAGCTCCACCACCACCTGTTCCACCTGAACCAGCGCAGCCTGGGTTTGCATTATGCATACCTCCACCACCGCCACCGGCTACGGCACTAACAGGTGCTCCTGGATATGAACTTGAAATACTTATTCCAGCACCTCCATCTCCACCATCATTAGGGCCTGGATTAGGATTAGGTGTTTGAGGGGTTGCCTGTGCTCCAGCAGCTGTTGAGCCACCTCCACCACCACCTGCACCACCTGGAACTCCACAAGTTCCTTGACCTCCTGCAAAACCTTGACCACAAACTCCAGATCCTCCACAATTAGCAGTCCCACAGGGTGAAGAGCCTCCTCCACCACCAGAACCTCCAGAGTTTCCAGTTTGATTTGCGGGTCCACCTTGTGCTCCACCTCCACCTCCACAAGAAGTGTAAGTTGTTGAGCCTATTACTATACTTGAATCACCACCAGCTCCACCTTTACCAGGGGCTGAAGTTGGACCAGCACTTCCACCAGCACCTATGGTAACAGCTCCTAAAGCGGTAGCACCGCATACATTTATCTCTAAACATTTAACTCCACCAGCTCCACCGCCACCACCAGCTCCACCTATCCCAGCTCCACCGCCAGAACCACCTGCAACAATTAGTGTTTTAACTACTCTAGTTCCTGGTTGTGTTGTGACTGCGCTTGGTGAGCTTGATGTTTTAGATGTAACAGTGTTTTTTCCGAAAGAAGTTTTATTTGTTGGTCCTATAATTCCGCCATTAGCCATAGCCTATAAAACCTCCTACGCGTCGTCTATAACTTCATATGAAACAAAAAGGGTTAAGTCTGATGCTGCGCTTGCTCCGCCTTCTAATACATCGCC